TATTTCCTTAAAAGAAAACCCTCCCATAGCAACAAAATATCGTTACCAGAGGGGAGGGTCTTAGTCCCTATTAGGCACCTTGCGAACCGTAAATAGCGCGGGGATCAGTCCAACCGAAACTATAACGAGCAGTAGCCTTATACTTAGCATTTTCAGTATCGAAATCTTCATCCATACCGAATTCGTCACCACGACGTTCAAAATACTTCAAGCCATGTTGCACATCAGTACGAATGAACCATGCATCGTTATCTGTCAGATAGTGGTTAACCACAACCTTCGGGATAAGACCCATTGCCTTGATGGCATTGGTATCATTCAGATCAGTGCCAGGGCGGCCATCGGTCTTAAGAATACGTTGTGCTTCAAAAGCAAGTTGACGAGGAATAATGAGAGACTTAGGAAGAACCTTGATCAGCAAACCACGGTCATTCGTGAACCCAGCAATATCAATGCAAGCTTGTTCTAAAGAAGCTTCAGACAAGTCCGCTTGTGTAGACAAGGTATTAGACCATGTACCACCAGCAAAGTTAGGATGGTTGTTAGCAATCATAGAAACACCATCACCACCAACATACGAGCCGTTAAAAGCGCGATTGTAAGTGTTAGCACCAATGATTTCCTTGGTTTGGCGCATAGAGAATGCCAGACCTTGTGCCTTACGTTGCCCAACAATATCATACTGATCATCTTCAACGATTTCACGAGTAATCACAAACCCAAGTGCGAACACAGTGTGGTTGTAACGAGTGATGAAACCTTGCCGTTCAGTATCATAAGTGATTGGAGAACCTTCAGGCTTTTGGATTGCCAGACCAAACGAGCTGATGCCGACATCTTCTTCAAATTGCTTACGCGAAGTAAACTCATCGAAGAGATCGGTCCATTCTACTTGGTATTCACCATAAGCTTTACCATACCAAGCATTAATGCCAGGCCATAGTGCCTTGGCAAACGACGAACTATTAATAACAGACATGTTATATTATCCTTTCTAATTAAGTACCAGTAGTACCAGGACCTTGACCCAGGTTAGCAGTATTCAGAATAACCAGAAGTTTCCAGTTAGACGAATCAGACATATCCTGATCAGGAGATTGGCGAACACCGATAATCTTAAGAGGAAGAGTATTCGTAGTTGCCTTAGTAGACATCTTGGCGACAAGCCCGGACAAACCAGTGGTTGCCGAACCAGCCGTATAAGTCAAACCAATATTAAGACCAATATCAGTAATTGCAGCAGCAGCATCAGCCTGGATTTCGTAGACCACAGTTGGGTCAACAATAACCATTGCGGTTCGTGCTGTGGAAGCTGCACGGTAAGATGCCGGGTTATTCAGATTAGAATAATCAGGCACAAAACCTGCCAAAACACCAACATGCAAATCAGCATCAGCAGTAGAGCGGGTGGCTTGAGGTACACCATTAGCATCCCCAGATCCACCAAATTTAACAAGATCACCCACAAAAGCAGCCGTACCATCGGCAGCTAGAAAGGCAAAAGATTCAGTCTGTCCTGTCCAAGCACTACCATTAATGTGCTTTACAGGGCGAAGACCTACAATACGACTTACATTAGCCATTTATTTCTCCGTAAATAGCTCAACGTAAGACTTAATCACGGGAGTTTGTGATCTTTCCGTAATATCCATGTTGAGCAGTTTCTTTCATAGATTGCTCTAAAGAATCAATTTGTTCTGCCTTACTACGTTGATCTTCATCGAACCATTCTTTCTTGATTCGCATGACAATCGCTTTCGTACCTTGACCTACTGAAATTTCTGCTGCAGAGCCTGTATTAGTTGGATCATCTAGCTTTCGGTCACCGACCTTAGCATCCTTAGCGGACACGATTTCCCAACCACGTTCCTTAAAATCGTCAATTCTATCGTAGACATCATTGACAATACGATACTCGTAATTAGGGTCTTTGTTAGAAACAGTGAGACGATTACGAGTTCCAATATTATTTCGCTTCACACGCCCTCTTGGGCTCTTAACGAGATTTTCAGCCATTATTCAATTCCCTTCGCTCTACGCAGATCAGCAATATACTTTTCTTTGGTGATATGACCACCACGGACTAACGTATTCATAATAGTACGTTCAGTTTCGGAAAGTTCCAACTCTGGTTTACCCTTGCCAGAACTACCCTGCTTATTAGATCCATTTACGAGATCAGCAGCAGTGTCCTTATTAGGGTTTCTAAATTTATTCGGGAACTCCTTGCGGACTTCCTCTTCTACTCGCTTGAGTACTTCGTACTTGCTAACACCTTGGGCTACAAGTCTAGCACCAACCTCATCTGCATATGCGGCCATATGTTTTTGTGATTGATACCATTCATTCTTTCTAACCCAAGCAGCAAATTCTGGAGCTACTTGAGGAGCGTCCTCGACAGCGGGGATGGTATTTTTAATAGACTTTGCTTCTTCTCGGAACTCATCAATCTTGTCGTCGAGTTCGTTAACTTTAGCAAAATCACCATTCTCCATCGCCTCTCGCTTGGAGGCCTTCAACGACTCAAGAGCACGCTTGTACTCAGTTTCTTGTACCTTACCATAGTGCTCACGAAGAGCCTCTAAAGCCTTTCGCATTGACTTTAGTTCTGAACTTTGTTGTTCAATCTTTCGGATAGGTTCATCTAAAGCAACAAAAACTTCTGCGCTTTTCCAACGCTCTGGATCACCAGAATACTTATCCTTGGGCACCCAGCCCATGTCCATAGCACGTTGTTCAACCTCAGTATATTGTGGTTCAGTAACAGTGTTAGGTTGTTCAGTATTTTCTGGGGTAGTTCCAGTATTCAGTGTGTCTTCACTCATATTATTCCTTTACAATCTTACAAACGATATCTTCATCGTTCAAGATTAAATACTCTAAATCATCAGATGGATCTTTGATTCTTTTCCCGCCATGTCTTGCGTAAGCTACTTTATCGCCTACAGAACACCAGGGAACGCCTCCAAAGTCTTTAAAAGCAGTTTCACCGATAGCAATTATAGTACCTTTGTCGATGGAAATCTGCTCTAGTTTAGTGTGCTCTTCAATAAGGTGAATACCTGCTTTCTTGGCTGAAGCATAAGCTGTATCAACTTCTTCAAGAGTCTCAGGGCGCACAAGGACTCTGTGCCCACATGGAATTAAACTCATTCATCTGCTCCTTCTATAGAGGAAGTGTCTAAAGTATCGTAAAGTGCCTGAGCGTATCCTTGTCTGTATCTCAAAGAATCAATATCTGCAATAAGCAGCTCTTCTTTGATATCTTCAATACGCTTTTTTACTTCTTGGAAGTAGGCTTTTGTGACTGGATTTGCTTTCCAGTCGTTGAAGTCTTGCTTTGTGATAATTTCTGTTGCTCCTTAACTTGTTGGAGATTAGCGGCATGGGCTTCTTGCTGCTGTTGTAACTTTTGTGTATGTTGTTGTTGCTGAGCATACATATAAGATTGTGTCTTATGTTGTTCAGCAGCAATAGCAGCTTCAGACTTAGCCTGCATAGCTTGCAACTCTAAAGCATGTTCTTGTGCTTTCATGGAGAGTTGTTGCTCTTGACTACGGGATTCCAATTCCATTTTATGTTGTTGAGACTGTGCTTGGAGTTGGATTTTTTGTTGTTCAAATTGCCCCTTCATCTGAATTTCCTGTGCTTTAGGATCAGGTTGCTGAGGCATTTGACCAGTTTGCTGAACTTGTTGATTAAACAACTTTTCAGGATTTGGTTGCTCTTGTGCTTTAAGAACTCTCGTTACTACTTCAATTGGATCAAGGATACCAATAGGAAGCAATTGTAACAATGCCATTGCTTTCTGCGTTTTCTCTTGTGTAGAAGCTGCATCAGGATCTGCCGCAGGGCAGACATCGTAGTTTTCTGTATCAAAATCATTAGGTCCGATTATAGAATCAACAACATTAGAGTATTGATTTGGATCTAAATAGATTTTATTAAGCTCAAAAATAAGTTTAAATTCTTTTGTTAGAGATCGGTAAATCCGCTTATAGACAGCAGTAAATACTTTCATGCCCTGTTCCACAGAGGCCATTGTCGTAGTAGCCGGAGTGTTCTGTCCCGGCATTTTACCAGTAAAGATTTCTGCAACAGAAGCTAGTTCCTTGCCAGCAGAGATCATAGCTGTCATTAACTTGAAAAGAACTTCAGAAGGTTCCTTTGTTGGTAATGGCAATATCTGCTTCTTGAGATCATCTGAAGTAGATTGTGTTTGTTTCCATTCCCCAGGAGAGAATGAAGAATCACCCATTCTAATCTTTAAACCCTTACCAATAAATCCACTTTGAAGATTATTCAGTGTGCCGGAATCAACTAACTGGTTAATAAGTGTATTAACTGACTCGTTTATGGGGCCAAGAAGATTCCCAAAACCAATGTCGTAAAAACTGCCGTCAGAATTAGGAACAAAAGAAAATTTGGTGTAATACTGAGTCGGCTTAATTGAAATGAGCTTGCCTTGATCGTCGGTTTTAACATTTTCTTTCCTAAATCTAGCTTGGATTCTAAGAATTTCACCAGTCTTGCTGTCAAATGTGACAATATATGGCTCTGTGTACCCATCGTCATCCAGATCCAGAAACGTGTGCTGCTCGACCAATGTGTAAGGGATAGCGTCATCAGAGCTGTAATAATGGCCTTCAATAGGCTTGTTGATGATGTCTTCCGCAGAAGGGTCATCGAGTGCAACATCCCTGAAGGCCTTAGCTTTTTGCATTTCTATCAGAATACGCTTGGGCATTTCGATAATTTCTGATACTCTTTCCGCGTCATCCAATGATCGCGCCCAGTAATTCACAACCAGATTCTTTGGCGATACTACATAAGATTTGATTTTGTCGGAAGCCTTATCATAAAAAGTCTTCTTGAAAACAGTCCCAACAATTGGTAGCATGATAAGGAGTTTATCCATATCTTCTTCCCAATTGTCCATCTGCTTCATGACTTGATACGACATATACATCCCAATTCTGGATGCACGCTCTTCTTTTTCTCCGTCTTGGTCTTTACCGATTACTGTGCCTTTCACAACTTGCCCATCTGATGGCACAAGAGTAGGATACGCACGGGCAGCAAATTGCATAGCTGCAGTGGAGATTAATGGATACTTAACATTAGATGCTCCAGGCCAAGGGAATGACTTCTCCTTGGAGACTTGCATAGCTAATTCAATCCAAGTGTCAACAGAATCAATCCAATGTGTTCTGGATTCCAGATCCTTCTTAAATCCCTGTAAAACTTGCTCGCTAATTTCAGTGAGTTTATTTTCTTTTAGTTTTTCAGCAATGTTTTTAGACTCTAAAAGCTGGTTAATCTGGCTAGTATCCGCAGATTCTGGACTTTCCGATGTTCCTGAGTTCAGATTGTCGTAGTTCATCTTCGTATTCTTCGTCCTCTACTTCTTGTTTAGTTGGGGCTTCGATCATTTTATCTAATAGAAGGCCTAAATACGCGAAAGCATCTACTTGGTCGTCATGTTTTCCTCTAGGAAACATACACATCTCATCTTCAAATGCTAAATACCAGTCTTCATCCTTTGGGAATTTAACTGTTTTAGCTCGCATTCTTGCTTGAATCGACCTAGCGCGCTGTGTTTTATCTTTACCTCCATGTTTTAGATTAAGTATGTATGGAAAATTGTTTTGCCACACCATTTCTTCTCTTAAAAATGGACCTATAGACTTTGTAACCTGCATATCTTCAATACCGATACATTCAGGTTCATAAATTTTATTCAATAAAAGTATTGTATCCACAATTTCTCTAGCATCCATCCGCTCTCTTATGATTTGTCTAATGTGTAGAGTACGATTTTCATCCATACCTCCAACAACAAATACAGAATAGTCTGCAGAATCTGTCTGAGAAATAGCTAAGTCAACACCAATGTAGTAATTTAATTTCTTTTCTTTGTCTTCCTTTGTTTCAGGAAGAAAGTCATTCCGTTTAAAATACGCAACTGACTCATCAATTGGAATATTCAAGAACTCTTGAGAATATGCTTCAGGAATACCCTGATCAATATACTCTTGTCGTTTTGAAACAAACCATTCTTTGTCGAATCTAGTATCCCATAGTATCTTTGTAAAGTCGTTGGTGTGTGCTCTATATTTAATTGAATGCCACGCACGTTTAGGAGCCTTTGAATAAGTTTTCAAGTCTTCAACTACCGTGTATTTATCCGATGTAGCAGGCATCAATCTTTCTAATAGGGAGTCAGCATGTAGAATTGTGCCAACATATCTAACAATACCATACGCAGATTTACAAGGAACCAAAGCAGAGAAAAACCATCTACGAAACTTTTCTCTACGTTCTTTATTAAGAACAATTTCATCATTCTCCAAGTCGTCGCAAACAATTAAATCTGGACGCTTGTTATTCCATTTAAGACCCCGGACCTTCTGCTCAGATCCCTTAGCTTGAACACGGAACATATGCCCATCTTCACAGCCGACGATAAAATCATCCTCAGAGTCTTTCAGGAATTCTTTGATTTTGAATAATGACCTTAGTCGATCGTTATCCATTAATTCTTTTTTCAAGTCAGCAATAAATTGAACTGCTTGAGAAACAGTATCTGACACAATAAGAACGTAAGAACGTTCTCTAAATACCAGACAAGCTAGTGTATATGCAAATGTGATTGCAGTAGATTTTGCATGGCCCCGAGGAGCTGCAAGAGCCACCTGGGCATGACTAGAGCAGCAAGCAGTCCACCAGTCATAATGACAGGATGGAGACTCTACTGCTCCGTCAAAGTTCTTCTGGAGCATAGAGCCAACAAATCCACGAATTGTATCGGCTGTTAACATAAACTCCTTGGAGCGGGATTACGGAATCGAACCGTATTTAAGCAGCTTGGAAGGATGCTGGACTACCATTGCCCATATCCCGCTTATTCTTGATCCCAATTATTTGATTTAGCTAAATCTGAGAATACCCCACAAATGGAACAGTTACTTTTTACGTTTTCTGCTTGCACCATCGTTTTTCTTTAGTGATCCATCTGAATTTCTAGAAAAAGAAGCGTTTTGCTTTTCTGGAACTACTCTAAGGTTACCTCTTGAGTTTGTTCCTCCTTTAGACACAGGTTTAATGTGGTCTACCGCTTTACCATCCCCCTTGCGGACTAATCCCTCCTTCGACAATTCCCCACGCGCTTGGTTTCGTTCGCTCCGGTTCTTGATTTGCTCCGGTTTCGAGTGATACTTCTGGTATTCTTTCTTGTAATCCCTCTTCCCGTTCTTCATATAAGGCATCTTGTTCTATCTCCTGAGCGTCTTCTACGTCAATTACTTGTGGTTTTCGTGAATTAGTGAATTTAGAAAATTCTTCAGCCAACATTTTTAAAGTATCTTTTACAGACTCTTGTTGTTGTAATGCCGACTCTTCCAGCTTTCTTTTTTCCAAAGCTTCTTGTCTTTGCATGATATTTGCAAAAACTTGATTTAAATCTCTGATTTGTACTGGACGTCTAATGACTTCTCCAGTTTTTTGATTAAGTGCAAAATCACCATTATCAAGACGATCCTGAATCAAATCCAATGATTTGTCTACTAGTTTTGATAATTTATTCTTTGTTTCAGTACGTTTTGTGTTAGCAATCTCAAATTCAAACTCTTTCCACCATGGTTGTTGTTTCCAATAACGAATGGTTTCATAAGCAATATTGCAGCTTGCTGCTGCGATTCTGAGATTACCTGTGGCTAAATAAGCCACCACAGCATTGTATCTATGTTCAGGAT